TCAAAATGTGAATGACACGGGCTACATATATGTCGGCGGAACTGAAACCCTCAGCTCTACTAATTACGGCTTTAGGATTTTGCCTAATCACTCAATATCATTTGAGCTGCCTCCAAAAGATGCTTTGTTTGCGATTGCATCTGCTAACGGAATGAATGCAGCAGTAATTAGCATGAATTTGGAAAGCCAGAATAAATAATGGCACGGTTTACGCATCCCGCCTTTGGTGATGTCGGCGGACTTACAACCACAATTCACACATATTCTCCAGTATGGTCTGGAACTGGATTAACATTTACTGGCACACCAGCGACTGGATCTTATGTTAAAATCGGAAACTTTGTTGTGGTACAAATAGATGTAATTTTTACAACAGTTACTAATTTTGGAACTGGACAATATTCGTTAACTCTTCCAATTGCTTCTAAATATCATACAGATGTTTATGGTGGTTCTGCACACGACACATTGCCAAATTTAAAGCATTATAGTCTTAAGGGACATTTAATTCCTTCCAGCACAGCAATGACTTTATGGCAACATGCAGGGTCATCTGAAGATGTTCCAATGGATCACGGGGTACCATTTAACTTAACAACTGCTGATAAATTTCACATGTCATTCTCATACATTTGTGAATAATCTTTCTCAAATAATGATATAATTTGTCTTATGTCAGCACAAGATTGGGCAGGATTCATTTTAACGATTATCTCCATAATTGGTGCTGTCGGAGTTGTAGGGAGATGGATAGTGAAAAAGTACGTCGAAGATATTCTTTCCGAATTAAAACCAAATAGTGGATCCAGCATGAAAGATCAAATAACACGTCTAGAAGATAAAATGGATAAAGTATTTGATATGATGATTTCCCACCTAGAAGATCATTCTAAAAAGTAATCTTTATTACTATATATAATATATATAATATATATTAAATATTTTAAAAACTTATTTACTTAATATTCTTTTCTTTATATATTTCAATTATACACTCTGGTTTGATAGTTTTTCAACTTATACCGTTTTTTCTTTATAACTCTTTTATAACAATTAGTAAATACTGTCTGGTTTGAAAGTTTTTATACCTTTTGTCCGTTTTTATAATAAACAAATGTTATAATTCAATTGCTGGCCCGCTAGGTTGCTCTCTACCCACCCCCACTGCCCCTAGCGGGTTCAGCCTTATATTTAATGGTATAATCGCAGTATGTGTACACCAGAATTAGAAAAACTCGGAGCAACCCCAGCAAACATTCAATGGACAGTAGTCCGTGGTGATACCGCTACTTTAAAAGTAGAATTTTTTGAAGATGACGAAACAACATATTTTGATACCACAGACTGGACATTTGCTGCAACATCATATGACTCAGATGGAGATTTTTTAGACGAGCTTACAGTTACAGCAGAAGATGGATATGTGACCATATCAGCACCAGCAGACGTTACTGCTAATTGGGGAACATCTTTTAAATCAGTAGTTGCTGAGCTACCATTCGATTTGCAGGTAACAATAGACGATGCTGGTGATATTACTACTTGGACACCAGTTATTGGAACAATATGTGTTATTGGAGATATTACACCAGGAGGTACTCTTTAATGCCAGTAGTAAAAGTTACACCAGTTAAAGATAACCTTCCTCCAGTTATTAAAATTGGCAAGAAGGTTTTTAAAGTAAAGAAGTAAGAGATCCATATGGCAACAAGTATGGATTTTCCCTCATCTGCCAAAAAGAAAAAATATTCAGATAACTTACCCTCTGATAATTCTATAATTATTGACCCACAAATGTATATAGCCGTTCCTGGGCCACAAGGCGAGCCAGGGCCTAGAGGACCAAAGGGAGACGTTGGTCCGCAGGGAGAACAGGGTTTAAAGGGCGATAAAGGCGATCCTGGAAAAAGCGGTAGGGATGGAATAGATGGTAAGGATGGAATAAGTATTTTATCTCCATCTATGCAAAATATAGGATGGGCCTGTTATAGTGCATTAAATCCAAAACAAATAAGAGCTGGTGCAAATAAAGGTAGTGATGGTTGGGTAAATTTAATATTAGATGGTATTGGCAAAAACACAAATGAAGAATATTTGCCAAAAGAATCTTTATCATTGTGGAATACAAATACACAAAAAATACATTTTAGATCTCTTAATATAGGAGCAATTATAACAGTTCGTTATAATTTAGAAATAATCACATTTTCAAATAATACAGAAGCTTGGATTAGAACATATTCAGAACGATCAGAAAACTCTCCATCTACATATATAGGTTGTTTAAAATATCAATACTCTTATGACCTGTCTATATCTCAGTCAGTATTTTTAGAAGGAAAAGTTATGCAGTCAGATGGTGGAATTCCTCAAATAAGGACAGATAACGACAGCATTGTTTCATTAAAGTCTATTCATATAGCAGTTTGTTAAAAAAAATACCCCGCCATATTTCAGACGAGGTATTTTTTATTCCTTAATATTATTCAGGAAATCTATTTAGCCATTTGTAATGAGCACCTTTATTATAAGATGACCATGAACTCCAGTCAGTGCCGCTTTTTGTCATGTGATACACGATTTCAGCGTTCCTAACAGGGCTAAATAACTCAGCATTAAGGTCTAGTTCAAACTTATCTCGTCTGTCTGGACCAAGTGTGCCAAGCATATTAATCTGAAAGATTCCAAATGAGGAGTCTCCAGTCTTGGTGTTTCCATTAAAAGCAAATGGACGACCATTGGATTCAGCCTTTGCAACTGCCCAAGCAGTCTTTAAAGCTTTTCCTTTGAACCCTACCGCCTTAAGTAATTCAACCAACTGGCTGTCAGTCAAACTTGTCGCATTTTCATACTTAGTAAGTATTTTGTTATTTTTATCCTCAGATAGCACAAAAGCCACCTCTAGGGTGGCAAGGTTAGATGCTTCCTGTTTAGATAAATTATTTTTAGCAGCATGTGACGGTATAGCACCTAAAATAGATACTAACAGAAACGTACCACTAATTACCCCTACCAGCATTTTATTGTTTGTCAAGTTTTTCCTCCTAAAATGCATATGGCACCTTAACAGTGCCATAGCACTAGTATAACACAAAACTACTCATAAGTACAAGTCATATGGTGATATAATAAGAAAAGATATTAATATAGGAGAATTATGGCTACATTTAGAGGGCAAGGATCAGATAATTATTCTATTGGTGCAACACCGCCATATGTTTCTTGGACTGTTGTTCGTGGAGATACTGCATCATTTCGTGTTTATGTAACAGATGATAATAAAGATCCTTTAACAATTGCAGACTGGACAATTCAGATGCAAATTAAAAGACCATCTGCTCCAGTAACTCCAGGCGCAATTACAGATAATGCAACCTTAATATTAAATATAACACCAGTGGCAGACCCAGATGATGGTCCAGGAGAATTTACAGTATCTTTGACAGCAGAACAATCAAATCTTCTTCAAACAAATGATATTTTTGATATTGAGCTTTCTTTGCCACAAAATGAAATTGTTTGGACTGTAGCTCAAGGTAAAATGATTATCCTTGAGGACGTAACAGCATAATGGTAGCAAGAGCAATAATATCAGATAAGAAAAAAATAAATACTGTTCTTATTGAAAACGATGGATTTTTTAGATCTACCGTTTCAGAATCTAGAGGAACTGTTTTAATAAATGAAGTGCTTCCATTTAGAATAAGGTTTACAGATATAAGAATTCCAGGGTATAACCAAAACAATATTCCTGGCATTGGACTACAAGTTATTGGTTATTCTAACTACATACTGTAGAATAGTAGGGTGGGAAACATGAAAAGTATAATGATAGCAACGCCAATGTATGGCGGTATATGTCATAACTCATATTTAAAAAGTCTTTTTGCATTAAAAAATATGCTTTCACAAAAAGGCTACATTGTTAATTATGCTGAGCTATCTAATGAGTCTTTAATTACTAGAGCAAGAAACACACTTACTGAGATTTTTTTAAGAACTGGAAATGATTATCTTTTGTTTATAGATTCAGATGAAGGCTTTAATCCAGAAGGCATAGTCAGAATGATTGAAGAAAATGTTGATTTGGTTGGTGCTGCAGTTCCAATGAAGGGTATAAATTGGGAAAGAGTAAAAGTAGCAGCAAAAAATGATAGCGGGGATCTTTCAAACTTTACAGCAATATATAATGTAAACATTTCAAATGACCAAAGACAAAAGCTAAAAGAAAATCCACAGCAAATAGTAGAAGTAGATTATATAGGCACAGGAATAATGTTAATTAGCAGAAATGTATTTCAAAGTTTAAAAGAGTTTACAGCTTCATATAGATGTGATCAAAATAATCTTGCAGGTATAAGATACGGAGAAACCATTTATGATTTTTGGAAAACCGCCATAGATCCAAAATCAAGAAGGCTTTTGTCTGAGGATTATAACTTCTGTGATATGTGGAAAAAGATTGGTGGCAAAATATATTTGGCTCCGTATGTAAAGGTGGTGCATGTTGGAACTTACTGGTTTAAATAAATTAGAAGGTTTTGGTCCAGTTTATGTAATAAACATGGAAAAATCTTTAGATAGAAAAAACTACATAGATGAGCATTTCAAAAAATACGGTATATCAGATTACACTTTTATAAAGGCAGTAGATGGATCTGTAGAAGATTTATCCAACTTAATAGAAAACCATAACTCTTTGCCAATTACAAAAGGAGAGGCTGCATGTAGTCTTTCACACCTCAAAGCTATAGAACAATGGCTAAACGAATCAGATTCAGAATATGCTATTTTTGTAGAAGATGACTCAAGCTTTGAAACTGTAGATTTTTGGTCATTTACCTGGAAAGACTTTTTAGAATCAATTGACTATGACTATGATATTTTACAACTAGCTATTATTAATAACTTTACTGTAAACCCAAGACTGCATCTTAGAGAGTTTTTAGACTGGAGTGCTGCGGTATATTTGATAAAAAGACCATATGCAAAAAAGTTAATAGAAAAACATAAAAAAGAAAATAAATATGTTTTTAATACAACAAGGCATTTAGCTGTTTCAGAGGGTATGCTTTTTGGAACAAGCCTTTGTTATTCAATACCGCTTTTTACCTATTCAATTGATCTAGGGTCTTCTCTAAATGAATCCCATGTTCAAACTGTTCATAAGAGTTCTAGGAACCAAACTATGAAATATTGGCAAAACAACGACATGTTTAAGCCAGATATTTTTTAATAATTATGATATAATTGCTGCATGGCCAGAACTACCATACCGTTTACAAAGACTAAATTTCAGACTGGTGATAGACCAACCCAGGCAGACTATGAAGATTTAATTGATACCGTTGCAGCACAGGCAACTGACTTAGGCACATTTGGTAATAATGAAAATACAATTACTGGAATTGAAAATGCTACTGTAATTGACAACTTTACAGCAACAGATTGGCGTATGGTTAAGTACCTTATTTCAATTGCCAAAACATCTGCTGGAGATAATAAATACTATGCAACAGAATTGACCGTACTTATTGATGGAACAAACGTAAATGTTTCTGAGTACGGAACAATAGACAATGATGGGAATATTGGAACCATTAGCGTCTCTAAGGTGGGAGCAACAGTTAACTTAACTGTAACTCCGCAAGTGGGGATCACGCCTATTACCGTTCGTTTTGCACGAATTGGTCTTAAGGCATAACTAAGGAGATAATAAAATGGCAACAGTCAACAAAGACTTTAAAATCAAGAATGGTCTTATTGTTGAGGGTTCTAATGGTACCATCAACGGCTATGACATTCTTACAAAAGATCAAGATGATCAAAACTATATAGTTAGTTTAATTGGTGGATCTGCTAATTCAGAAGCAGTAGCAAATACAGTAGTCATTCGTGACGGATTTGCAAATTTTGCTGCTAATGTAATTACAGCAGATTTGATTGGTGATGTAACTGGTAATGTGACTGGTACAGTCTCAGATATTTCAAACCATGACACTGGAGATCTTGCAGAAGGAACAAATCTTTATTTTTCAAATGCTCGTGCAAAAGATGCAGCAGCAGATTTGCTAACAAGTGCAGCTCTTACAAATATTACAATCACAGGAACTGGTGCTGGATTAACAATTACCGCAGAAAACGGTGTAGCAGATTCCGACACAGATGATCTTGTAGAGGGAACAACAAACCTTTATTTTACAAATGCAAGAGCTCAAGCTGCAGTTAGTGCAGGAGATGGGTTAAACTATAATTCTGGTGAATTTAGTGTTCATTTAGGATATGGTCTTGAATTTGCAAATAACGCAGTTCGTATTGATGATAGCGTTATAGCAACAGATTTTGATGTTTCAGGTGCAATTTCTGCTCACGATGTAAGTTCTGGAATTCACGGGGTAACAGGAAATGTTGTAGGAACATCAGATACACAAACAATTTCAAATAAAACTCTTGGATCAAATCTTGATGCTGGTGGATACAAGATTACAGGTCTTGCAAATCCAGATAACGCAGGAGATGCTGCTACAAAGTCTTATGTAGACGCAGTTTCTGAAGGTTTACACATTCATGCTTCAGCAGTTGCTGCTACAACAACAAATATCAGTATATCTAATGACCTTATGGTTGGAGATATAATTGATGGTGTTACACTTGCCTCAACAAATCGTGTTCTTGTAAAAGATCAGACAACAGCTTCTGAAAACGGTATCTATGTTGTTCAGGCATCAGGTGCTGCTATTCGTGCAGCAGATTTTGATCAGCCAACAGAGGTTGATGGTGGAGACTTTATCTTCGTAACAGGCGGAGACTCACAGTCAAACACTGGCTGGGTACAGACATCAACTGGAGTTGTAACAATTGGAACAAGCCCGATTTACTTCACACAGTTCTCAGGTGCTGGAACATTTCTAGCAGGATATGGACTATATCTTGATGGAAATATATTTAATGCAAACGTAAATGTTCTTGCAAATCTTGAATATGTATCAAATGCTGTTTCAGATCACTCAGATCTTACAACAGGAATTCATGGAGTAACTGGAAATGTTGTTGGAACATCTGATACTCAGACTCTTTCTAATAAGACTCTTGGTAATTCTGTTGTTCTTGGAGCAGATCTTGATGCTGCTAACTCATTTACAGTTAAGAATCTTGAAGAACCATCAAGCAACCAAGATGCTGCAACTAAGTTTTATGTAGATAATGCAATTACTGGAGTTGGAAATACAATTTCAGGTTTAGATACAGATGATATT